GGTCAGCTTGTCTAAGCCGGTGATACCTTTCTTCATACGCTGTCGGACTTCCTTGCCCTTCATATAGATGCCAGCGTCCTTCATGATGGCTTGCAACTTGCGGTCACTTGCGCCGTACAAAAATGCATACGTTGCTCGTTTTACGACATCACGATCTTTGACACCTAGTGCCTTACCGGTGCGTGAGTGTACGTCAGTACCATCGTCCTTCGATCCTTGAAGCAATGCGTTAGCGTATGCCCCATCATCGAAGTGACCTAGATAGTGAGCCAGCATTCTGAGTTCGAGCGCGTCAGCATCACAACCAACCAGCTTGTCACCCTCATCCGGTAGCCAGACTTCACGCATCCTAAGATCACGCTTACTAATCTGCCCCATGTTAGGCCCCCAATGACTACAGCGTGATGTTGCTGTACCTATGGTGTTAACCTTGCCATGCACATAGCCCTCGCTGGTCACACACTTGAGCCATCCTGATTCACCCTCGCTGATTTGCGACAGTTGCTTCTGACAGAACAGATAGCTATTCAGTAGCTGGGCTTCGGGGTACTTTAGATAAGACAGTACAGTCTCATCGATCTTTGGTGAGCCTGATGGTGAGAATGCTTTAGGCTTCCACCCGTACTTCTCAGTCAGACGCGATGCAATTTGCTGGCGGGAACCAGGGTTGAACACCTCGATACTGTCCTTCAATTGCTTACCGGTCTTCTCTGACCAACGCTCATGAGTGATAGGCGGGAATGCTTCTTGGAGTTCAACCTCGATGTCCGCCATACGTTGGCGTAGTTCAGCGCAAACTTCCTCTGCCATCTTTACATTCAGACGGAAGCCATGCTGCTCTTGCTGGTTTATGACATAAGCAAAGTCATGCTCAAGTTTTATTGCATCATCCCAGCCATAGTCTTCATCTAGGATTTCACAAAGTTTATGGTAAACCAATGTTGTTACCTCAACATCACGGGCGCAATAGCCAGCCATCTCATCGCTGAACTTTTCCCAATCGTTGAAGTTACCTTTCAGATAGCCAAGCGTTTCTCCCCAGAATTCTAGTGAGTGCTTACGGCGTGTAGGATATACAAGTCGGGATAGTATAAGTGTATCCATAACTTGGGTTCGCTGTAGTTTTAGGTCAGGATAAATCCTCATCAGTGTTGGATAATCGTACCCCAGACCGTTGTGCCACACTGTCACTTCCGCTTTCTCTAGCCTCGCCAACCCATCCTTCAGTGGTGGGTAGTTCGGGTGATCCGCGTAGACGACTATGTCCGCTGGTGCGTGGTAGTTCGCTATCGCTAAACAATGAACCTTGGTCGCTATTAGACCGTCTGTCTCTATGTCTGCTATGAGTGTTGTCAAAATACTTTACCTCGTTGTTTGCGTGTATGATGCGGTGACAATTGGAACAAAGAAGCACACACTTATCTGCTTCTTCTACCAGCTTTTCCCAAGGCACTGCGGTCATGTTGGAAATCATTAAGTTAAACTCTTTTGTGTCTGGATTTCTGTGGTGGAAGTCATAGACTTCGCGCTGAAATTTCTGTTCGCATCTCGCGCATTTATCACCATGTCTTTCTATGAGTGCATCCCTTCTGTTTTTTCTTTTGTTCCGTTGGTGTTCGATCTTATCGAACGCTATAGCCTAATCTCCTTGTTGCTATCAAACTCAGTCACCTCTTCAAGTAACCCAGATTCTGGGCTGAACTTTAAATCACACACGTCTCCGGTATTTCCGGCGTGGCGATCTTTGAGACATTTAACACTCAGGATATTCTCACCGTCAGACGCATTGCGTGACACAGCTAAGACTTGGTCGCTGATCTGTGCGATGCTTTGTGAACCACGAAGACTTGACAGCGTTGGTATCTGTCCATCCTCGAAGCCTTTATCACCAGACGGTCGGCGTAGGTGGGAGATAACCATCATGCCTACATTGGTTTCTTGTGCGAATGACCTGAGTTTAGTCATGACATAATCAATTTGTTTTCTCTCATCACCACCCGACACCATGAATTCACTGCCGGACAATAAGATAGATAGGTGGTCAAGAAAGATATACTCAACACCACACGCCTTGACCATGTATCGAAGTTTGTTCATCAAGTGGTCACTATCCATAGAACCGAAGTGGTCATACAGAACGAACCGTCCAGTACCTAGAGTTTTACTGAACGCTTCTTCGCGCTCTCTTTCCGATAATTCTTGAGGCAAGTGCAACTGCTTGCCAAGGGCATAGGACATGAACCGCAACCCAGTCCGTCCAATAGATTCCTCAAGCGCAACATAGCCAATAGTTTTACCCTGCGTAACTGCAAGGTCATACGCAATCTGAGCCGCAATCGTAGACTTGCCAACTCCAGATCCAGCCGTAAGACAAACAATCGAAGCTGGGCGTAAGCCGAAGAGAACATCGTTGAAAGACTTGAACGGATATGGTGTACCCATAACGATAGGTTTAGATACTGCATCCCAAATCTCCTTTCCATTTATAACCCCATCCGGTCTATGGGGCTTTGCGTTATATACGGCTTGTAACAACTCTTTGACCGCGTTGTTGACTAGCATTTCATTTGCATCTTTATACTTATCAAGCGTGGCTATCGTTGCCTTGCCGGGGCTGAGTACTTCAGCGCATTGCTTGGCAGCTTTCATCCCTTGGTCGTCTTGATCAAAGAGAAAGCAAACCTCTTCGAACTGTTCGATCCAATCGATGTTACGACTGATAGATTTCGATGCTGACTGTGCGCCATTCGGGATGCTCACCACTGGCCAGGTTTTGGTACACTGATGATATGAGAGGGCATCGATCTCGCCCTCGACAATCACCAACCGTTTACCAGCCTTCCAAAGATGCTGTCCGAATAACTGAACATCAGTCATTTCACCACGGGTTTGAAATTTCTTGCCTTCGAACCGTAGCTTCTGTCCACACACGTCACCGTCTTTATTACGGTACGGGGCAACGTGACAGACTTTGTCACCGACCTTTGCCAGCCGGTAACCATACTTCTTGCAAGTGTCTTCAGTGATGCGTCTGTTCTGCAATGCGCGGAACACACCACCACTAACTAAATCAGAGTCCATAGTTTTCCTTACGGTCTGTTGTTCACCTGTCCACTTATGCCCCTCACAAGAGAAACAATAAGTGTGATCCTCATAGACTGTGAGTGCATCCGATGACCCACAGTCTTCACACGGTTCGTGCGCTTTAATCACGGACGATTGCGTATCGTACATAGCGTTGTCCTGTCACATCAGTTTTATGGATACGGTTAAATCTAAATTTACCGGTGGCTTCCATGTCGCTGATACGGCGGGGTAATGCACGAATTCGATACAGGTTTTGTGCTTCGATGTTCGTGATTGATGAACGCATACTGAAGTGTTTCTTTAGTAATTCTATCTGTGTCATACTGACTCCACATAAGTTATGTTAATGCCTACCGGCTCATCCGGTTCGGCGTATCGTTTGACCACCGCTAGTGCGATAATCTGGTCATCATCGTTCCAAAAGAAACCATTGCTGGTCATTGAATCGAGAGGGCCTTTGGCGAAATTATCCACGTCTCCACGCGGGTAATCTCTCTTTGATGTCTTCGGGCGTTTAGCCACGACTTCTATAAGACACTCGATGGGATGTTCCATGTGCTTCACTGTGTTCTGAAATTGACGCAGTGCTTCTCTACATTTGACCCGAAAGTTCTCATAAGTTTTGCCGTAGTAAGTACCCCACCTCGACACGCGAGGTCTGGATGCGGGAACTGGTTCTACTTCTAGGAAGATGACCGTTGCCCCGCGCTCCATCAGATAGTTCCGTACCTGTTCCGCCAAACTAGATTGCGATGTCGAAGTCGTCATCGTCAGACGAATCATTCTGTACGGCTTGGTGTTCACCAAAGTCTCCGGCTGCGCCCTGACCAAGATTTCGTTTCTCGATCAGCATCACATTTCGAAGCTGGCTGGTGACACCTTTGTTCCCACCGGTGTTATATGCTTTCAGTTGGAACGATGCTTTAATCAGATCACCTGAAGATGGGCAGTCGTCTACTGACAATTGCTTCTTGTCTTCACTGACAAATCCTGGTTGGAACTTTGTCTTCGCGGTGATCAACCACTTGCCTTGGAAGTCTTCCTTCTCAGTATCGTCACCATCCTTGAATGGCATACGGAGTCCGGAAGGTAGCTTCTTAAATTCAGCGGTGGCTATCTCTTCGGCTACGGTAGTGAGTGTCTTGATAAACTCCTCAACTTCCTTGTCGCCTTTCTCCATCACAAGCGTGACTTTGTATTTACCATCAGAGAATTCTTGACCCTCATCAGGCTTTGCCAACCATGCATAGGCGGCGGTTACATTTGGAGAAACTTGGATGCTTGCTTTATTGCTTGCCATAGTTTTGATTACCTCAGTGTGTTGTTTCAGTTAAGTCGGGATGAAACATGAGGGCTTGGGATATAAACCAATTATAGTTTACGCCCACATCCTCAAGTTTCTGTTTGTAGTCGTCAGGCAAATAGCCCAACTGCCAGAAGATAAATGCCATTTGCGTAATCAATTCTTCTGCTTCTTGGGTACGCGGTGGATATGTAGTTGGCATAAGGACACTCTATTTGCTAGTGCTAGTTTCACTGTACAAAAGATCAAGCAAAGAAGTATTTAGCTTTAAGTACTTCAGATACATCGAATGATCCTTGCGGTGGTATGTCCAGTAAGTCAACATCAGGTGCGTACTCATGTATGTACGGTTCAAATTCGTCCGCAATCCAATTACCTTTGAACATTCTATATGCTGTCTGCCGAATAACATCACGCATTGTATCCACATGGCTTGGCA